TCACAGCCGTACCACTGTTACCAGTTACATAGTAGGTTAAGTCAATACCATACGCACGACCTACCGCTGTCGTAGCTGTTACACCTAAGCTCAATGTATTCGTTGAACCTATTTGTCTAATATCAACGGCATTGTTATCACCGTAGATCTTAGCTGGAGTTGTATTACTTGACCCAACACCTTGTATACCACGCACAACGTTACCTGCGCCTGTTTGCGTGACGTCAATCGTACTATTATCACCCGACTGATCGATGTAGATGCTGTTGTCTGCTGCAAACGCGGTTGTCGCAAACAAAGCTAGCACTACTGCCCATAGTTTAATGTAATTGTACATTTACCTGCTCCTTGGCCCGGGGGCCTTTTACGGAAGGTTGCTCTATATCAGAGACCTTCTCTTTCTTCTTTACTGCTTTTGTAGTTGTCACCTTGGAAGTTTCAACTACGGTTGGGGTATCACCGCTGACAGGTTGCTGTGCCGGAGTAGTTTTGATCTCTACTGGGGTAGGAGCCGAGGGAGTGTCTATCCTAGGTCCAGCGCCAACAATGTCATCAGTCTTGAAGTCCCATACACCTTTGAGCTGACCTTCTTTGATCAACTCAACGACAGCCGCTTCAACTGCTGCCTTGACCGCTTGCGTTCCGGGCTCATTTATAGTGAGTCCTGCTTCTAATTCAAACGCCTGCGTACCATCTTTAATAAATTTCAGCATGGCCAGACTATCGCTGGTGCTGTAAATTGTTTTCTGCACATTTACACTGGCTAATACTTTACCTGTGTTAACACTGATTAATCTCAAACTTACTGTTACTATATCTTCACTATACTGTGTTTGTGGTCCAATACCTAATATACGTGCGGCAAAGCCACCGCTCTTGGTGCTTGAGTCGTATCCTGTGATACCACCTTCTACGATCACCCCAGCGAACATCATTGGTGCCAGAGGTTTAGCGTTAGCACCATCATAGGCTTCACGCATCTGACGTATGAGTTGACGTTCTTTAGTCAAGCTGTCGATACCCACACGTTCAACTACCACGAACCATTGTCCCCGACCTACATCACTGAGTGCTTTGATCAAGAATGCATCAGCACCTTGTGTGACCGCTGTGCTCAAGTTAGCGATACTACTACTAGGACGTCGTTGCCCTGTTTTATCTAAGAAACTATACACTGCCACTACCACTGGACGACCAGCTGCTGGTGGTGGTATAACATCAAACTCTTTTTGCATCAAGTTTTTAACTTTTGTAGGCTTTTCAGGACCCGTGACCAAACTTGTGGTAGCACAGCCTGTCAAGCATAACAGTAAAAATAATGTCAATAACTTTTTCATAGCCTTCTTATTGGAATACAAATTGTCCCAATGGTACTTCAATCGTTGTAGTTGATCCTGTTGGATCTACCACAGTTAAACTAATACTATCAGTGCCGTTCTTTTGCCAGCTGATAACACTGCCTTCAAAATTAATATTGCCGTGATCACTACCACCTGTGGCAAACATAGCAGTAGCCACGTTCTGGCTGATCTGAGCGTAGATTCTTGACTCTAAATTGTTCAAAAACTTGGCTAAATTGGTGTTTTTCTTATCGTTTGCTTCCTTATCTAAGGCCGCTTGTAGGTCTTTCTTGATTTGTTCTTTACGTGTGTGCTCTTGGTTTTCAAGAGTTAAGACGTGAGATGAGTATCCATTGCCGTTAAAGCTAGGACTCTTGAATGAATAGTCAGGAAGAGGTTGTGCTACAGCCAGACCTGATATAGATAGAAATAGGAATGAAATACATAGTTTCATTTTCTCGGCTCCTTACTACTATTTACTCGGAACCGCTATAAATTAACTAGGTGTATTGTTGACTAGATTAGTCTGACTTTTGTGGGTCTGCTGCGTCTATGCGCTTGAGGATTTCTTGATAAAAGCTATCTACTTCCCCACCAAATTTTCCCATTAAATGTTCAATACATTGGCGGCAGTAGTCGTATTGCTGTGTATGATATCCGTTAAGGAAATCGTTGTGTAGTTTAACCCAATTTTCCAATTGTGGAAGATCAGGGATACCTATTTTCTCACCAGGGATCAGGCAAAATACTTCTAAACTAGTACCATCTTTTTCAACAGTTTCTAATTCTAGTACTGTGTAGCGTTCTCTAAGTTGCTCTGCGTTTTCTCTACCAAAAATTAACTGCATTAACGTTTCTCCGTAATACCGCATTGTTTAAATACGATCTGCACTGCCTGTGCTTGACTTACAGCATCTTCCAATGCGTTATGTAGGCCTGCTTTGTTTTTGTCTCTAGGGTCACCGTGGGTACTTAATAGTGTACGACTATCACGGATCTGCCAGAATTGCCAAGGGCAAGGTAAATCTAATTGGCGATAAAGGTTTTCTAAGATAACGATATCAAATACAGGACCCTGTGCCCAGATGTTATCACATCCTACTAAAAACTTATTTAATTGTGCTGTAAATTCAGACAATGCGATACGATCACCTTCACCTAAGGCTTCTTCACGTACATCATCTGCTTGTCGGCCCCACCATTCAACAGTATTATCATCTACGTGGCGTTCAAGTGCGATCTGTTCATCTACACTAACACGGAAGTAAATACCTTTGTCTATGGGTTCTTGATTATAAGGACTAAACTTACACGCACCAAAAGTTAGTATAGTAGCGTCTGGACGAGTACTTAGTGTTTCTAAGTCTAACATTATATCCATTATAGATTACCTTGTGAACGTAGCCATGACCTGCGTATTTCTTCACGGCATCGTTGTTTAACTTCTTGTGGATAGTCTGGTGATATTTCTGCTAGGCTACAATCATATTTTACGATAATATGTCTAGGTTGAAAAAACATCACTGCTATAGATGTAACGACTACTACAAATAGTCCGATAAATTTAACTTCGTCTGAGAATTTCATTTTTTACTTTCTGCTTCAACTACACGTTTACGTAAACTGCTAGAACTAAAACTATGGTCACGTTTATTATAGATCAATTCAATATCACGCGACACACAGATATCACGACCTGTGAATTCTTTATCACGATATTCCACACCTAAGATACGTACATCAAGAGGCAGTGTGAGTAAGATATCTTCAAGATCTTTTTCTGTGTTATAAACTACGATCTCATCTACATAGCGTGTTGCCGCTAATTGTATTTGACGTTCCACAATACTCTGAATTGGCGCATTTTTCTCTGGACGATCCCAACTAGCATTGTTTTGTAGGCCAGCAATAAGATAATCACAGTGATTACGAGCTTCACTTAACATGGCAATATGACCTGCGTGCAACATATCAAATTGGCTGGCTGTGAATCCTATGCGTAGTCCCTGTGCTTTTAGTTCCTGTACTTTGTTGAATATCATTCAGTAGGTTCGAGTTTAATTTGTAAAGGAAACCCATTATTGCGAGCAAGCTGTGTAACTTCTACACCTTTTTGTTCAGCCATCTCATAAGGAAGTATTGCTGCGATACCGCTTCCATCTTCATGGATCCGCAATGTAATTGCTTCGGCATCTTCTGGACTGTGATTGAAAACAGTAACTAAACTTTCAACAACAAATTCCATGGTGGTAACACTGTCATTGATATAGATAACCTTATAATGCAGTGGTTCTTTAAGATCAAAGTTAGGGGTTGGTTTTGTTTTTGTGACTGCCTTGGTACCCATAAATTCCTTTTCGAATGTTGACATGATTAGATTCTTTCTAATAGCGGGGTAAGTTTCCTTACCCCTGACTGTTATATTATACTACTTCTGAAAGGTAATTGCAATCTTTTTTGGCTTGGCTGACTCTGGAACGATATGCTCCAAAGTAACAGTTAAGATACCATTCTTAACTTGAGCGCCTTTGACTTCGACATTGTCTGCAAGAGCAAATGTGCGTTCAAAGTCTCGGCCAGCAATGCCTTGATGTAGATACTGCGCTTCTACTTTGTTTTCTTTGTTAACTGCACCAGTAACGACTAGTTCGTTGTTGACGATCTCAACATCCAACTCACTTTCATCAAAGCCCGCCACAGCTACCTCAATCTTCCAGATAGTTTCTGTTTCTTTGATGATGTTATAAGGTGGATAATTACTAGCATTCAATGTGCCAGCTGTTCGGCTGAGCTCATCAAACATGCGGTCAAATCCAACTGCAAATCTTTGGATACTTGGAATATCCAGGGTGTTAATATATACTTGTTTCATAGCTTATTCTCCTTATAGTTAAGCAAGATTAAATAAAGGACCCTTATTCGGCATCCTTTTTAACTTCAGTGAACTCAGCATCTACTACATCGCTGGGTTTTTCTGAATTTGTTTCAGCACCAGGTTCCACAGTTGGCGGAGTTTCTGCTGCTTGTTTGGCCTGTAACAGTGCTGATAATGGTTCAAACAACTTAGTCACAGCTTCTTTGATCTTTTCAGCGTCTTCAGTTTTAATCGCATCTTCAACTTTGGTAATTGCTTGTTCGATCTTAGACTTTTGTTCATCGGTGATCTTATCACCATATTCTTTAAGATCTTTGCGTACATCGTGTAGTTGTGCATCAGCTGTGTTCTTAGCTTCGACTACTTCACGTGCTTTCTTATCCACTTCTGCATTAGCTTCTGCATCCTGCACCATCTTTTCAATTTCTTCATCTGTCAGGCCTGAGTTGGCTTTGATAGTGATCTTGTTTTCTTTGCCAGTGTTTTTATCTTTGGCACTTACTTTTAAGATACCATTGGCATCAATGTCAAGTGTGATTTCAATCTGTGGTTGACCACGACGTTGTGGCTCGATGCCCTCAAGATTAAACTGTCCGAGAGTTTTATTATCACGCACAAACTCACGTTCACCTTGGGCGATAATAACTGTCACAGCTGGTTGATTATCATCTGCTGTTGAGAACACTTGGCTAGCCTTGGTAGGAATAGTAGTATTTTTCTTAATAAGTTTAGTCATTACACCACCAAGTGTTTCAATACCTAATGATAGGGGAGTAACGTCTAATAGTAGTACGTCAGTCTTATCACCAGCAAGTACCGCACCCTGGATGGCTGCGCCAACTGCTACTGCTTCATCCGGGTTAACGTCTTTGCGTGGTGCCTTGCCAAACAGTTTCTCAACTGCGGCTTGTACCATAGGCATACGTGTTTGTCCACCAACTAGGATGACATCGCTAATTTCGCTAACATCAATACCAGCATCTTTGATAGCAGTCTTACACGGTTCGATACTACGATTGATTAATTCTTCTACTAGACTTTCAAACTTACTACGTGTGATGTTTACGTTTAAGTGTTTTGGTCCACTAGCATCAGCAGTGACATATGGTAAGTTTACTGCTGTTTGTTGACCACTTGACAGTTCAATCTTAGCTTTCTCGGCCGCATCTTTTAATCGTTGTAGAGCAAGTTGATCTTTGCTTAGATCAACACCAGACTCTTTCATAAACTCATCAATGATGTAGTCCATCAAGCGTTGGTCAAAGTCTTCACCACCAAGGAATGTATCTCCGTTAGTGCTTAGTACTTCAAATTGGTGTTCACCATCAACGTTGCTGATCTCAATGATACTGATATCAAATGTACCACCACCAAGGTCATATACTGCAATCTTGCGATCACCCTTTTCTTGCTTATCCATGCCAAATGCCAAGGCTGCCGCTGTTGGCTCGTTAATAATACGTAGTACTTCTAAGCCTGCAATCTTACCTGCGTCTTTGGTCGCTTGACGTTGTGCGTCATTGAAGTAAGCCGGAACAGTGATAACTGCCTGTGAGACTTCATAGCCAAGATAGTCTTCAGCTGTCTTTTTCATTTTGATCAATACTTCTGCTGAGATCTGTGGAGGTGCTAGTTCTCTATCATCAATCTTAATCCAGGCATCACCGTTAGAGTTTTTAACGATCTCATAGGGCATTAAGTCAATGTCTTTTTGTACTTCTTTTTCGTCAAACTTACGACCAATTAGCCGTTTACTCGCATAGATAGTTTTCTTTGGATTGGTTACTGCTTGACGTTTAGCTGGTGCACCAACCAGGATCTCATCGCCATAGGCAACGACGCTGGGTGTAGTACGGGCACCTTCATTGTTTTCAATTACACGGGGTTTGTTATTTTCTAGGATAGCCACGCAACTATTTGTAGTTCCGAGGTCTATACCGATGATCTTAGACATATAGTTTCTCCTTTAATTAAGCAAGATCTAAATATAGAGCCCCTAAGGCACTCTATACATTTATTTATTTCTATTACAGTTTATTATATACTAGTATAACTTCTTGGGCAACTGTTGGCTTTGTAATTTCTTTTTCCAACGGTTTTTGGCTGCGGCCGCTTTGCGTTTACGTTCTGTGGTGGGTTTTTCATAATGCTCACGGGCACGCATATCTAATAATAGTCCGCTGTCCTGTATCTTTTTCTTAAACTTACGCATAGCCTGTTCAACGTTATCGTTCTTAACGTAAACAGTATTGCCTTTCAATGAATTTTCAAATTCCATATAGTCCTTTATAGTAGTATATTATTTACCATTATGACTATAATAACATGGTTTAAGCATGGAGGTCAAGTTCAATACGTTCAAAATGAGCTAGAGGACTACCCTGGTATCTGACACCATTGGGGGTTACTCGTACCTGACTAGCATCGTTAATTAGTATCAATTCAGCATCAGTGCTGGCATGATTTAACCATTCTAAATCATAGCTGTCACTTGAATACACATAAACATCAAAATTTTCCTCGCTGGTTTGGAGGAATCTTTCGACTTGGGTTAATACTTGTTCTGTAGCATCAATTAATATCACTTTATGATTTAAGTTTTCTTCTACTGTGCTTGGGTATGTTACAAATCTGCTAGTGTTCATAGTCGCCTTTTTTGATCATGTGTCAATCTTAATAACACTTCTTCTTGTTCTGCTTTGGACAGATCATCCATATCATACTCACCTGAGGTGATCTTGTCTGTTATATACTTTATATATTCTTCTTCGTAGGCGTAACGGTCCGTTGTGGATTTAGCCACTTCTATCCATTTTTGTCCATTCCATTTATATAACTTATTTGGTAGCATATCTACCCTGAGGAACATGTCACCTTTCTGTGGATTAGGTGGAAACTTAGTACCAAATCCTGCCTGGGATGATGCAGTTGATGTTGGTATATTATCAGCATCAAGTTCAGTTAGGGCTAAATTTGGGATTATAGATTGTGGTACTAGGGGAGTTTCGTTGATCAGTTCTGTGACTACTTCTATAGCTTGATCACGCTCTGATTCAAGTTCAGTTAGCTTAGATTCTTTTTCTTGGATTACTAGTACTGCGTTGGCTAGATCTAATTCCGTTTGGGTTAATGCTGTTTCTAATTCTTGGGTTTTAGTTTCTTGGGCTTGGACTTCTAGTTCTTTTGCTTGAACTTTTCTGTCCAACTCACGAACTTTTTTTTTAGATTTTCAGCTGTAGCTTTTACCGCCTCAAGTTCACGATTGATCGTCGGTGGAGTTTCAGCTTTGATATCTGCCCAATCCTCAGCCGACATACCATTCGCACCATTTAATAATGGATTAGATTTTTTCGTTGGTGGTTGATCAACTCCACTAGCTTTTTTAATAGTTTCAATCTGGTTGTCAGTCAACGGACCGTCATCTGGTTCATAAGCAGGTTCGGGTCTTGGATCAAAGTCTTCTGAAGCCGGGGGTAGATCATTCCACTCTGGCCATGCTTCACTATCAGGTTGCCAAACTTGACTCCACCCTTGTTTCTTTTTCTTATCTTCACGTGCCCATTCAAATGTCTGATCAGCGGCAAGTATCAATACAAGTGCTAGGGGATCAAATACCAGTACGATTAATATGATCACCCAACGCACTGCTTTTTCTAATAGATTAGCGTCTGGATTATCACCGTAGATAAGAGCAGCTATATACTTAATCGGTCCTACCTCGGCTTCAACTTTACGTGCTTGGCTAGCTATAGGGGCACGTTGTTCTTGCAGTGAGCTAATCTTTTTCTGTGCGGAGGAAATTTCGTTTTGGAGATTGTTTCTCTCTTTGGATTGGCTACGACGTATTTGGACTGCACGTTCTGCACCCCGGTCATCTGTGGTACGGCTTAGTTTCTCATCAACCTGTGCGTCCATTTGCTTGAGTGCTTTTCTTGCACCTTCAATATTATCACGTTCAGTCTTGATCTTGTCATCAAAGATCTGTACTTGACTGCTGATGTCACCAGCTGGCACTGCTTGATCCAAATGTGCTTTGCTCAAGAATCCAAAGATACCCATTGATGTTATTAGCATAAGGATAGCGATGGCTGGAACTAGATATAGTTTGAACTGGACTGCGACTCGATCCCAATACTTGTGTAGCCAAACTGTGGTGATAACTTTACCAAGTTCAAGCACACTACCCATGATGACTATGGGCCAAAATGCCGCGGCGAATATAGCAGTCAGGCCCGCGATGCTGTAGAAAGCGGCTGTTAAGGATATTGTCAAGGCGACTGCCAGTAATAGGTAACCAAAAAGCATAGTAATATATTTAGTGAGTTATACTAGTTATAGTAGCAAGATATAATGGAAAGAGCAAGAGGAATTAGGCAATTTGATTAACATAAACTATAGCCCCAGGTGTTCTTGGTCTGGTTGGATTAGTTTGTGCGGCAAAAGTGGTGATAGCGATACCTGTGTCATCAGAACTCCACATTATCTGGACGGTGTCACCAGCGTTAAGGCTAGTAACTATAGGGGTGACCGCGATCAATTTACCCACGGCACCACCAGGATTACTATTCCTACTATGTATAGTGAATTCGCTATTGCTGTCTGGTACATCTATATTGTTGATCCTGAGCCAGACGTATATGTCATGATTGGCATTATCTGTATTGGTGAATTGTATGCTGTATTGTATATCATATACCCCACTAGTAGAAACTACAATATTACCATTGGATAAAGAAACACCACTACTGATTGTGGTATTACCGATCGGTGTTTTGTGTGCTGCTGCTATATTGGATATTGTTTGTGTGGTAACATCATAGAAGGCCCCGTAGTCACCTCCTATAAAAGTATTACCTGCTGGTCCAATATTTCCCTGCGGGCCAATATTTCCCTGAATACCTTGTGGTCCAACGACGTTGCCTGCCCAGACAGCTGAACTATTGCTGAATGTGATTAATAGATTACCGCCGATCACTGTGGCATTTGAAATGCTGACACCATTTGCTCCGGTGGCTCCTACATTGCCGTTCGCTCCGCCGCATAATGGTAATCCACCTGCTGTGATGCCATCACTTAATCGCAGGCAACCTAAGGTGGGATTGTAGAATATCTGACCAATTTCGCCTACCCATACATTAGAATTATAGGGAGTCTTGCTGGTCCATATGGTTCTTGTGGTATCGTTTATATCAGACCGGATAGACATAGGTGCTACCTACCTTATCCTTCGAAGGGTTCGTCTTCTTCTGTGGCTGTGATAACTGCTAGGCCAGCGTTTTTCTTAACTTGATCTAGCTCGTCTGTTTGGTCGTCATAGACATTATCTATGCCCTGTGATTTCTTAAGTATTTCAATTTTTTGTTGCAAGGGTGGAACCATAGTACCAAGTTCATCAGTGGTATTGGCTTCCGATGACCCATCACTTTCTACTGTGTCTACTAGGTCTGCTAGTTTACGTAAGATTTCTGCTGTTTTCATAATTATTGCCAAGGGCGTCCGTTGATTAGAATATTACCATCTATAATGTTGTCTACTATAGCATTACCGGAATATTTAGTAGGTAATATATTGATATTGCCTGTATTAAGCGTGCGATAGAATGGTTGTGCTGAATTGCCAGCACCAGTGATAGTACCATCGATAGCCACATCTTTACCTTTGCGTTTAGCTTCAGCGATGGCGAGTTTACCCTCTTGCTTGAGCTGTTTTGATACTAAATTTGCAATTCCATTGGCTGACATAGTTGTTCTCTTTAGAGTATTTATCTTAAACACAGACTAACACCCAAAGAAAAACCCGCCGGAGTAGCGGGTTGATCTTATTACCTGCGAACTACTTGGTTTTAAGCTCTTTAGTCACATAGTGCCTAGCTATCATTTCATGTAGCATATTAGGTATAGTCAAGTATGGCCACTGTAGTTGGAATGGGCAAGTACCATGTTTCCAATTACCTTTAGTTATAAAATGTTTGTATTCTAATAGATCTTCTACTTTACGAGGATCAAAATAACGTTTTGGTGCTACTCCTAATGTAGTAGGGCCTAGGCGATATCCGTTGATTATTTTTACCATATTATTTACTGTTACGGTTGGCATGCCAATATTTAAATCGGGCTACGGCCAACTGCACCAATCCCATCTTATACGCCCAAAGAAAGTCTACTACAAGGGCTCCAGCAAAGAAACCTAAAATAAAATTTAACATATATTCTCCTGTTGTTGTTCACGCTGATCTAATGCTTGGGCTAATAGTTCCTGATAAATTTCATCACGCACACTCCTAGCCTGAAGTGTCCTATAGGTATCAAATTCTAACTCAAGTTCATCCTGGGATAACTGTTCAATTTGATGTCTTAAATTACTAATTAAAGTTTGTGAAGTCATTGTTTTCTCCTTGATTAATCAGCACGTGAACCACAGTAAGCACGGAAGCCATATCTGCTTAGGACTTCAGCGTAGGCGCTAGCACCAGCTTCTTTGATGTCCATGCTTTGTCCATTGTAACCACCTGGGCTCCAAAGGTTCATGGTTTTTGGTCTCCAGCTTTTCTTAAAGCCAACTTTAACTAGTTCTTTAGCCTCTTTTGAGTTAGTTCGTTCTACGAAAACATCAACCCAGGCAAACCCACAGTAATAGGATTCACCATGTTGGGCGATATGGGCATTTTCTGCTGTAATTGCCGCTGTTTTAGCTTCGTTGTGAATTGCTTGAATATCCATTTTGTTGCTCCTTTTCTTATTGTCTATGTGTAACATTATACACTCAAAATGACTAGTTGTCAACCGAAATCTAGTCCCAATAGTTGCCCGCAGAAGCGTAGTAAGTGCGTGGTAGCACGCTATCCATCCAGGCAAAAGGACCCATGTTTAGGGCGTCCATGACGTTACGGTTCATCCATTGCATGGCATCTCCAGCTGTTTCTGCTTTGACTTTGAACTCTTTTTCGCCTACTTTGAAATAATATGTCAGTTTTTTCATAGTTTCTGCTCCTGTTTTGTTATTGTATGTAAACATTATAGCACCAATTTACCAAAAAGTCAACCAAAA